ACCCGACCCTGCGTTTGCATTGTTAACTGGACCACCACCACCACCGCCGCCAGTAGTCGAAGCAATTGAACCAAATGAAGAAGCTACCCCATTTGTGCCAGCGCCGTAACCCGACCCTGCACCGCCCGCGCCGACTGTAATGGTGTAAGTTGATTTTGTATCAATAGATGCTGTTGAAGCAAGCAAACCACCGGCTCCGCCACCACCAGCATAATATCCGCCCCCACCACCGCCACCAGCAACAACTAAATAGCTAACGCTCAACGTAGACAGAGGCGTTAGAGTCCCTGACGAAGTAAACGTATGGATGGTCTGACCACCACTAGATGTTACTGTGCCGCCGCCGAACATTTGTATGCCAGCGTATGAAATGATTACGATGCCTGAGCCGCCTGCGCCTCCGCTGCGAGAATCAATTCCACCGCCGCCGCCACCACCTAAATTGGTAGTACCGGCTATGCCGTTAGTACTTGATGTTCCTCCCGCACCTCCACCGCCTGTTCCGCCAGAACTAATTACCCCACCACCGCCTGTGTAAGAACCACCACCACCGCCGCCAGCATAAGTGACAGATGAACCAGTTATTGATGATGCGGTTCCTGCGCCACCATTTCCGCCAGTAAAAGTTACTGCAATTGCACCAACGGCAGAAGCACCGCCTCCACCACCGCCTGAACCGGAAATAGAACCAATACCACCTACATTGCCTTGTCCTGATGTAGCTGTTCCACCCGTAGATACTGTGCCTTGACCGCCACCACCACCTGAACCGCCAGAATTTCCAGCAGAAGTAATTGCGCTATTTCCTCCGCCACCACCGCCGCCGCCAACAGAAGCAGTTAAAGTGCCTAAACTTGAATTAGAGCCATTAGTCCCTTGTAATGTTGAAGGTGCTGCACCCGCACCACCCGCACCAACGGTGACTGTATATGATGATGTTGCAATTAAAGTGCTTGTACTTGTTTGATAACCACCCGCACCACCGCCACCCGCAACACCAGTTCCCGCAGGATTTCCTCCGCCCCCACCACCACCCGCCACAATAAGATACGTTGCGGTAACGGTTGCAGTAGTTAGCAATGTAAAGCCAAATGCGGCTGCACAAGCGGCTCCTAGTTTAGAGAGGCGTGGCATCTGTAGTCCTTATGCAAACTTGGTCTGTGAAGCCAATACTGTGTATGTCGAAGCAGCAGTTTTAATGATTTCGTATGTGTATGCGTCAATGCTACTTGCGTTACCCGCTGTTGGCGCAGTACCGCCTTGCCACTTCGGAGTCACACTTGTTCCATCAATTGTTACTGCGCTGTTGTAATACGCAGTTGCACCTTGCGTGACTAAGAATGACACAGACACAGAAGTGTTTGCAGCCATCATGCTGTTGAGCGTTACGCTGCCGCTGCCACGCAAGTTGACCGTCCAATTTGCAGACGCATTACTTGTGTAATACAAAATGGCTTGCGTTAAACAATCATAGTTAATTGTGCCAGTAGCCGCCGTTGCAGAAACCGTTGTCGGTTCTTGAATGGTGGTAATGGTTGTATTGGTTAATGCAACATTGCCAAGGCTAGTTGTTGTGTTGCCTAAATACACCGCCGTATTGCCAAGCGTAACCGCAGTAGCAAAATTAGTATCCAATTGAGATAACGGAATAGACGTTGTTGCTGTGGCAAAAGTATATGGGACGGTCATTTAGAACCTCACTCTTAATTCATGTTCAAATTCAAATCCGTTGTAATAGAAAGCGGGATTTGATGATGTTACTGTGATTCCAATGTATTTTCCATACATTGAAGCGTCTGTTTTGTACAAGTTGTAACCAATTGTTCCCCATCCAATTTGGACGTTTGAGTTATTTACCCAAGGAATAATCTGCAAATTGATGTTTGTCCAACTGACAAGGCTAGAAAGCGTATAAGGTGGACTAAATTGATTTTCACTATCTACCGTGGCTTGCATCGTAATAGAACTAATATTGCTTGCCGTAGCTTCAATGCCAATCTTTAACGCTTGCTTAGTTCTGATTGGATCAGTCATTGGCAACAAGGCCGTCTGCACCCGTGATGTAATGGTTGCCGAAGTATTGCCATACAACTGATACAGGCTAGTTCCTGATGTGCCAAACAATGTGACTAGACCGCCAACTGGGACAGAAGTCACAAACGCTAACGCATCACCCTGAGAAGTCAAAAACCATTTTTTATCAAAGAACACAGCCTGTACATACCGATACGATTGCGTAAATTGAGCATCGTAATAACGGAAATTAAATGCCGCGCATAGAATATTATTCAGCAATACCTGACCGGCATAAATTGGATAACTGAAATCAATGCCAGGGAACATCCCGTCCAACCCATCTGATAATTTAGATGTAGTTGAACCAACCAAAGCGTATATCCCGTAGTCGTTTAAAAACAACACAGACCGGAAATACGGGAAAATAGCGTAGGGTCGTTTGCTGCCCACAGACGCTGATACGTTGGTATTGGTAAAAATGGTAATGCCGTTGGTGTCTACCCGAACGTCTGAAAACACGTTAATTGAGTCATCACCAAAGATGTACAAAAAATTATTGGCTGACAATATTTGTTGAATGTTGCCATGCAAAGTCGAGTCAGTTAGAACAAAAGAGCCAGCTGACACGCTTGTGAAGTCTGAGTAGCTTCCAGCCGCAGAATAATAAATAGTCCTACCGGCAGCAATAAAAACGCGACCACTAAAAGAAGCAATGCCACAATTAAGGTCGCTGTTAACAATCCCTTTAAGAACGGCACCCGTACCTCCTCCACCGCTCACGGTGACAACAAGGTTGGCTGCATTGGTGTAGCCCGACCCTGGGTTAGTCATTACAACTTCAAATACCGCGCCACCTTTTAATACCGCTGTGCCGGCTGCTGCTGACCCACCACCACCACTAAAACTTACAACCGTATTGGCAGCGTTTGTGTATCCAGTACCGCCAGACACCACAACTGCCGAGGCCGTGCCGTATGCAAAGGTTACAACACCCGCAATAGCTGTGGCACCCGATCCACCGCCACCTGAGATGGTGACTGTTGGGGGCGGGGTTGAATATCCTGTTCCTGCGTTTTGCAATGACACCAATACTACGGTGCTTGATAAAACCGAGGCTGTTGCATTAGCTTGTACGCCATTTGGGTCTGTTGGCGCACCAATCACTACCGTTGGGTTGCCGGTATAGCTTGTACCACCGGCTGTTACCGCAATAATTCCTACAGAGCCTACAGAGACTACGTTATTGCCATCCCAAGTAAAGTAACCCTTGTATGGGTCAAGGATGAGCATCCGTTCGTTTTTCCATTGGCTCGTCTGAATGCCGGCATTAGAAAACGTACCTGTAACGGCAACATTACCTTTTGTTTTAGTGGTGAGGTTGTAATACTCAGCCCGACCATCATCTTGAAATGAAATAACGTAGTCAGTTATATCAATGTTGCAAGACGTTAAGTGAGTGACCGTGTTAGCCCAAACAACAGCATTGCCACCACTATCTTTAGAGCTAATGTAGCTAGGAATAACCCTAGCATTGCCATATCCGATAGGTTGAACATTTTCAATCCAAGAAAACTCATCTTCTTCAATGGCCGTACGATTGGCCTTAGTGTTAAGCCCTTTAAATTGCTTAACAACTTTGTAGCTTTTCTTTTGCTCTGCCGCTGCCATGATTAGTATGGGCTACTATAAGCAGATGGAATCCTGCGCGTAAACACAGAATTCAAGATACTTGTGGCTTGCTTGAGATACTCTTGCTTATAAATCTCCGCTTCACCAAAAGACTGTTCATAATACTTAGCCAAATAAGCCGCATAAAACTTTGGCGCACTTGTGTACGGGTCTTGAATAGAATCTGCAACCGTAGGAGTCGCTAATACAAGCGGTTGAGGCAAGATCACCGTATCAATCTCAAGTTGATACACTTGATCGGGAATTGGCCCGATATAGATTGTGTTTTGCCCATAGATTGAAAACGCAGCAGGGCGGCCAATATTATTCTGCCAAAAACGCAGTCTGGCGTTAAAGTCACTCCAAGACAAGTAATCCAACGGCACCCGCGAGTTACCCCAGTACAAGTTGACATTTAAAACATCAAGCGTGTTTGCACCTTGTGGCAAAGTCGAGTACGGGATCTGCTCAACATTACCCACATACGTCATGCCGCAAGCACCGTTAAAGAATTCGGTGCTAGGTGGGTAGTTTGTGTTGCCCTGTGGATAAGGTGGTGCGTCTGCCCCGCTTGTGCCGGCTGTTGTAACTTGGTAAATGAAAATGTTTGAAAAAACAAAATCACCAAGGTTGTACGGAGTGCTTGCAGCCCATGCGACAGGATTTGTCGCAGTCACGCTATTAAGCGGATTAGCAACGGGGGCGGGTGATTGAGTGACTTGGATAGTACGCAAACAGCCCGTATCTCTGACCGTGCGTTGACGGGCAGAATTGATGTAGTCTGTTAGCTGCTGATCCGTGTAAAAATTTGCATTGGCATCATGCAGCAAACGTCTAACTTCGGTAATGTATCCCGATAAGTTTTGCGACATTTACTTTCCATAATCTTTAAGCTGCTGACAGGACTTTTCCCCCGCGAGATTTTACAACCTCTAGGGGTACTCGTTCCACGATCGGGGATAAGGAATCGTTCTTTTTAGGCGGTTGGTCAGTAAACTGCCATTTGGTCATCCGGTCTAAACCATCGTCCAAATCATTAGCAGTTTTAATCCAACCAAGCCGCGCCAAATACGGTTCTTTGTTTTCATCTCCATAACCAAAAACGTGTTTGGCAACTTCAATCGGCACTTCTACCGTTTCGCCTTTGCCAAAAGTATAGAATTGACCGGCATAACCGTCTTTCAATACTTTGTCTGAATTGTTGGTTACAAAGATGTTCATAATTAGAATCCCACTACTTGTCCAAATACGCAAATGTCAACGGTATTAGCGTTGCCAGAAGCGGTGTTTATATTTACAAACAACGCAGAAGTTGTGTTTCCTGATACAGCGGTGTTGGCACCAAAAGCACCAGCAATCGTTAAATCTTGAAACCTATTGACTGCGCTGACCGTAGACAATGCCACATTAGAAACAACAGCATTTGAAGTATTGCCATCGCTACTAGTGGTAATGGATACGTTAGCAAGTGCAATATTGCCACTTGGATTTTGAACAGTAATGCGCCGAATAATTACGCTGCCTGAAGTCGTTGCATTACCGCTGTTGGTCATACCACCACGCAACAGAGGTAACGTAACAACAGCATTTCCAGCAGTATTAAGTGCAGTAGCGCGAATCTGTGCAACCATCCCATAGCCAAAACTGTCTAGGTTTAGTTGACCTACTGAATCTGGATTTGCCATTTCAGTTCCTTAACTGTTGTAAGTGCCGGTAGCAGCCTGACCACCATTGACCGTAGCCAAGATAATCGTAGATGCAGTAGCAACAATTGTGTTTGCACGAACGTTTACACCGTCCGAGATCAACACACCACCAGCATTGTTGGCAATGAGAGTTGACCAAGTAGATGGAGTCGCGCAAGCGGTATTGGTGTTGTAAGCCGACACCGCTTCAATTGTTACGTTAGCCGTTGGGAACAGCAGATAAGTACCCGCAGGAACAAGAGTGGTGCTGTTGTTTCCGGTAAGGGTTGTTAACTGCCAATAAGCACCAGGAGTATTGGTGCTCGCGTTTGCGAGGACAATCTTGTTTAGACCGAGAGCCATGACTATTTCTCCTTAGATAGAAATTGAGTTATAGCCAGAAACACGGGTCATCGACTTGGGCTTGGTAGAAACCAATTCCGCAATCATCAGCACCGCACCAACGTAACCGATTTGCCAGTTAGGCAGAGTCGATTCAAAGCCGGTAAACACAAACGAACCTTGTTCGTGAATGTAAAGTGAGAGGTAATTGCTGTTGATGAAGTAGACCGTACCTTCAGGGCAGTATGGATCAGGATAGATTGGCACACCGGCAACCATCAAAGCGCGGAAAGCCGCTTGTGGGCCATTGCCATCACTATCAAAACCAGAGCCTGGGGTAATGACATACTGTTCTTGGCCAACGTAGTCTTGAGCCAACAACGTCCAAGTACCAAAGCCGCAAACGCCAAAAGTAGGAACTTCTGCGCCGTTTTTGACGGTGCCTGAAATGTACTGAAGGATGTTTTGACGGGTTGGGTTGACGTTACCGGCTGCATAAACTTTTGACTTCCACCAAGTGTAAGTCGTACGGTTAATGTTGCCGTAAGTTGTCAAGTTAGTGCCATCGTCAATTGCGCCTGGCAAACCAATGAACTGTTGGGTGTTGGTGTAGTTGGTGTACAAGGCTGTTGCCATTGCATCCATCATCACGTTAGTCGCGTCATTCATACGCGCTTCGATCAGAGGAATAATTGCATAGTCTTGTTGAACCGCACCTTCCATCCCTAAGAATGGTACTGGGGCAATCATCAGTTTAAGGTTGAACTCAGCGTTAAACGCACCTTGCTGAACTGATGGCTGGTTAAATGAACCAGAGTAATCAGACCATTGTGCATTTACAAACTGTGCGCCCTGAACTGGGACTGTGACTTGGCTCACACCACCTGATGCTTGTTGACTGTTTGCAATCAGAGCAGCCATTAGGGGGGTTGAGTTGTATAGCTGTACCACAAGCTTGGGGATAAACGCCCGTCTTGTGACATAGGTAAGCTCGTTGTATTGTGAGCTACCTGATGCTGGTAAAATTCCGCCGCCTATAGGCATAGCAGGCTCCTTAGATTAAAAAAATTATCCCCAACATTTAACACTAAACACCAATAGGTCTACGACCTTGATTCCTAATTTCTTGCAATGCAGTAGCCGCTTCACTACGCGCAGCACCTTGGGGGTTTTTCCAATACTTTGACAAGTCAAACTTGTTAATAATGTTGGGGTTGTAACCTGATGGAGTAGGCGTTGCTGCTTGCTTCATCCATTCCCAATGCTGTGCGGCTGTGTCGTGACTAGTAATACCTTGCTCAAGCATGATTTTCTCAATAGCTTGAACATCTTCGTCTGACTGAGCAATGCCGCTTTCTTTCAAAGAACGGCGTTTACGATCAAGTTGCTCACGAATCTCTTTCTCATGCAGCTTGTTTTCCAATTGCATGACCCGCTGTTCGGCAGCGTTAACCTTGTTCTCTGTGTAATCTTCGAGTTGTAACTCTGGGATCACCATGTCAGGGTTGATGCGCTGCGTCATACGCAAAAATTCTTTGCGCGTAGCAGGATTATCCGCAAGACGCTTGGCTAGACTAGCTAACTCATCACGCTGTTCAATTGATACGTCTTCTAAGCTCATCTTTATCCCCTAGTTACTTAAATGACTTTCTTGGTATCGCCTGGGCGAGACAAGTTCATCATGTTTTTGTACCCTGCTTTAGGAGCAGAGGTCAGACCACCGAATTGCGAATAACGGGGAGTGTTAACAATCTGTCCGTTTTTCTGGTTGTTATCGGTGGGGTTGCGTGGAGCCGAGGCACCGCGTGGCTTAAAAAGATCCAAGATATTCTCCTAGTGATTACATTGGTGGCGGCATACCGCCGCCTGGTGGTGGTGGTGGCATACCTGGTGGCATACCGCCTGGAGGTGGAGGCATACCGCCACCCGCACCTGGAGGAGGAGCCGGAGGCGCACCTGGTGGTGTCATGCCTGGTACTGGGGGAGCCGCTGACATTGCTTTGGCTTCGGGTGAAGCACCACCGGCCTGTGGCAATGACTGCAACAATTGTAAAATTTCTGACTGCTGCAATTCGTTGGTTTTTGCTTTACGCTGACCAAGAATACTAGAGGCTGTGCGAATGGCAGAAAGTACTTTTTGTCCTTCAGGCGATTCACTACCTAGAGCCGGCAGACTTTGCTCAAGCAAGTCCATTGCCATGCCCACATTAATCAACGCGGCTTCGCGGTTACCCATTTTGGGTTCTGGAGTAGACATGGGTGCTGCCATCGGAGGGGCAGTTGGTTCTGACATTCCTGCTTGGCCTTCTGGGGTCGGAGGTACGCCGCCTGGAGTGGCAGAATCCTTCTGACTTTTCATTAGTGCCATCAACTGATCTGGTGGGACAGCCATATCAAATTCCTAGGTGATTTGCGACAGAATAATCCTCTGTACGCTTTTGTCAAGAGGAAGGGTAATTTTTTTGGTTCCCGACCCTTCAGCAGGACTTATCGGCTACACGATAAATTTAGGGTTTAACCCCTAAAATTACTTGCGTGATTTACGGCCTTTACGCGATTTACGCATAGTGCACTCCTTAAAGAATGACGGCCACTAAATTTTAGGGAAAGCAGCCAAACCCTTTTATACCCTGAACAGGTATCCTTCCTAACCTCTTACTGCCCTGCCATAACTGCGGCCTGGCGTATTTCGGTCAAAACTTTTAGTTGATACACGATACTGCAAATTTGGACTTTGTTCACCACGTTTTAATGACTCTGTAGTGACTCGCGGCTGATCTGCCTTGGGTTGTACATTGGATGCCATTATTTTTCCTTTTTAGCGTCTGGTTCAGGTTTCGGCTGTGAGGCTTCCTTTTCCATGCGCCGTTTCAACTTGTCTTTCAACAATTGCTTCATCGGAGGCTCTAGCATATCAAGTAAGGATTCTTTGTCAATAGCTTGAGCTTTGAACAGGCTAAACGCCAATTCTTTAGTATCTTCCGTGAAGATTGGCGAGTTAGAGTGAGCATCCACTTTCACCACAAAATCACGGGTAAATTGTTCAGCAATAAAGGGCGTGCCTTCAGTATCTTTGAAGTGCGTGGGATCGTAGACTTGCATCATTTTTAGATAAAGTGTTGCTACTTTTTCCAGACTGTCTTCGACAATGAGGGCACGTTTCTTAGCGCGGCTCGAACCCAGACGGGCGAGCTGACTTGCGTGGCCTTGTGAGCGAACACCGGATTCGCCACGGCCTGAGAGTACGTTTGATATTCCCGACACTTCAGAGAACATCGAATCAATTTCGTGAGTAACTTCCCAAAGATTTGTTGGCATCTCTGGCCCCATACGCTCGGCTTTTGCGTTGGGCATATCACTTGCAAGCAAACCACCCGCACGGTTAAGTGCAAAGTTCTTTTCGTCTAGGATGCCAGTAAAGCCGGTCAAAGAAGTAGGAGGCGAGACTTGTTTAGATAACAGGTCAAGGATCTCAGTCATGCGGTTATTACGCAGACTTTGCAAGAGCATTAGCTTTTGCGCTTCAGACTGTCCCCAGAAGTAATCGTATTGGGGGTTTGGGCAGATTTGGACGAAAGGACATTCGCCTTTAAGGAAGAGGGAAGAGCCTGGGCGGTCATAGATAATAACGTCAGGTGATGCAATTGTGACCACTTGGTAGTCCATTGTTTCATCGTTCCAGACCCATAGCTCATTCATCTCAATTGTTTCTTCGGCCAGTCGCGCACGGTATTTATTCATACCGTACAAGTCCATATTGACTTGGCCGTAGATGGTTGGGTTGGTGGCCGACATGACAATACGGGCTACGCCGTCTCCACCCTCTGCCCCATCGTTACTAGTGTTCTTGATGTTGCCGGTCACGCGATCCACAATCTTTTCGCGCTTGGGATGTGAGTACAACCGCGCAAACAATTCAGAGCGTGTGATGTAGTACCGTTGACACAATGCTTCTTGTCGATCAACGTATGGCGTGTCTTCACGCAGCACACCCATTGCACCTGGCTCAATCATGTAGGGATGAATCCCTTGGTTGTAAACCAGTTTCACAAAGGTGGTGTTATAGACCAATGCCCAAGTTAGCGCAGTAGAAAAGACTTGATCAGCGTTAGAGTTTAGCCACTCATCGTTGAGAGCCATTGTGAGCTTTGGAGCTTTGCGGTGTTCATTTTCAGGCACCGAGGCACCTACGTTAATGGAGAACCGCGTGCTTTCTGCCGAGTACAAAAACGATGTGAGTTGATCTAAGTGCGGATGAATCTTGTTGAAGTACGCAGGGGGTTCTTCAGGGCCAGCACCAAACAGATAATAAGACCGGAGTGTTCCGTAATCGGCTTTGCGTTCTTCACGCGAAACCATACACTTTTCCATCAGGTCAAGATAGAAACTCTCGCGCTCATCATTGTTTGGTGGGATACGCATTATGTTTTGATCTTCAGGTTTTGTGGATCTTGCATTGTTGCACGGGGATCAACCCTTGGCCCTGATTGTATCCCCGCATCGCGTGGTGTCAAGCCCACGGACTCACCTTGTACCGATTGACCATAGCGGCCAGCCAAGACTGAGGCCATGTTCA